CTGCTTTTAATGCTTTAATCCTTGCCTCGGTGTCCATATACACGCCTGTACTCCCTGTTATAAGCCTCTAGCTTTCCCCTTTGGTGAATGTTTGAACAAAGCACAGCCTTACCGTGGTCATAACCAAAGTTCGCACTGTGCTGTGATTTCCCCTTCGGAGCCATGTCATCACCTCGCACTAACCCAGACTATTTCAACCACCGCGCTCTAGGTTTCGCCCACGCTCCCTGCTTTGGCTTGCTCGTGTAACAGGGTATTTAACAGGCGACCACCGACGTACCGCATCGCTTGCGAGTTGTCGTAGGAGGGGGTGAGACTAGGACTGCTTCACATAAAGCAGTGTGTTTCAAAACGAAAGGAAGTCACAATGGCGCTAACCCATTGCACAGTCCTAGTCTCAAAATGACAAAAGCCGTTACAACTGCCCTCGGTAGGAACCCAAAGGTAAAGACCAAGGGCGAGAGCATGTGTAACGGCTTTAAATCATTGCTTCCTACGGCAACGATTGAATTATAAGCACAACTAATTGGGTTGTGTCAAGCGGTATCAAAAATATTTTTTAAGGTACGTCTCGGCGGGTTTTAGGTACGTCTCGGCGGGTGCGTTTAAACATCAGCAGGTGAACCCGGCGGAGCATTTTGGTGCGTTTAAACACCAACCAGCAAACCCGGCAGGCCGAAATTCTTCGGAAAAGCCGAAAACGGAACTGACAAAACTGACGAAACTCCTTATAATCAAGGTTCTCTCTCCTCTCAGCAGTTGCCTTTGTTGAGATTAGCCCCGTCTGGTTCGCTTGACGGGGCCTTTTTTTGGCGCTACCTCAGGGATCTTTTCAATGATCATCTCTGTGCGGGGGTTCTCAGGGTCTAGCCCCCAGTAGCAATGCCTCTCTTTAACCTGACGATCGTTCTCATATATAAGACCCTGCATCAGGTCTAGGATCAGGCTCTCATCCAAGTCGGGTCGCCTTGAGGCGTAATAAATATGCAGAGTAATCCGCAGATCCCCTGTCATTAGTGTAGCTAACGGCTTGCACTGTTGTTTAAAAACATCAGAGTAACTTAATGCTTTCTTAGACTTAATCAGTCTAGACATACCACCGAAGCGTACAACCCTCCTCGAATTTGCTTTCGAAGCTGGCTCACCAAAAATAATTTGTGATAGCACTTGCAATTCTGATGTAACATCACTATCATTGTAGTTCGGATTCATAAACAACCTTGGAGAGAAGATGAAGATAACCAACAAACAGAATCTGCCCGCACCCATAGTGGCTTTAGTCTCACGTAACTACTACAGTAAAGGCGCTTCACAGTATAGCGTTACTGAGTTAATGTCGCCACCAAAGATTAGAAGGTTACGCGAACAGTACGATTCAGAGATGGAGATTGACGTGACTAAGCTGATCGCATCTCAGCTAGGCACATTCATGCACGGCAAGCTTGAGGCCAAAGAGTGTGAGGGCTACACCAACGAGGAACGCATCTTTACGGAAGTCGATGGCGTGGTGATCAGCGGAGCGATTGATCTGCAACAACAAGTCGAGGGCGGGGTAGTGATCATTGATTACAAGTTTGTCAAGGCTTGGTCAGTGATGCAAGCTATGGCACGTAACAAAGATGACTGGGAGATTCAACTAAACATCTACAAGTGGCTTGTGGAGTCGGTCAAACGTGTGCCAGTCAAGGGCTTGCAGATCTGCGCGATCATCAAAGACTACACGCCCCACTCTGCTCAGGACAACTATCCCGAAGCTGAGGCCGTGATGATTGACATCCCAATGTGGGACTCTGTAACCACAGAGGCCTACGTCCGTAAGCGTTTAGAGATGCACCGCAATGCCAAGGTGAATCATGAGTTTGGTGAGGAGCTACAGGCTTGCACCGATGAGGAAAGATGGATGAGCGAAACCGTCTTTGCTGTAAAGAGAGAAGGACGCAAGTCTGCGATCCGTTTATTTCAAACCATAGAAGAAGCCACAGAGTTGGCAGAAAAGGAAAAAGGCTATGTCGAAACCCGCCAAGGAGAACCCAAGCGCTGCACAGGAGATTTCTGTGGAGTCAGCAAGTGGTGTAAACAGTACCAAGGAGAAATCAATGTCACCGCATGATTTACTTAAGCTTAACGTCAACGAGCACACCGAAAAGAAGAATGGCCTTACGTACCTTTCATGGGCGTGGGCATGGGCTGAGGCTCTTAAGGCCGACTCCACTGCATCATTCATTGTCCACACGTTCGCTGACAAACCTTACATGGATGTCAACGGCACAGGCATGGTATGGGTCACCGTCACTATGTTTGGCCAAGGCCGTACATGCATGTTGCCAGTGATGAACCACCGTAACCAACCTATCCAAAGCCCTGACGCTTTCCAAGTCAACACGGCCATCATGCGTTGCATGACCAAAGCGCTTGCCTTGCATGGACTTGGCCTGTACATCTATTCGGGAGACGATCTTCCGCAGTCAGACGATGCCCCTACCACCATGGGCGAATTGACTAAAAAGGAAGATGGGCCGAAGTACGAAAAGATCATTGCCAAGACTGCGCCTAAGAAGACGATTCAGCCCACTACATGGGATCCGTCTGATGAGAGCCGTAAGTTGTTTACCGAAGGAATGATTGAGTGGACGACCCACTGCACCACAGTAGCAGGTTTAAACAGCTACTGGAAGAGCAATGAACTTCAGCTTGATTCGCTGAAGGAAACGCACCCTCCTCTGTACGAGGAGATCTTAAGCCGCTTCAAAACCTTGAAGCTACAACTAACTGAGGAAACAAAATGAGTACATACGCAAAGAAACCTTTCGAGACACGCCCCGATTCGGGAAATCTGTTTGCCGAGCCAGTCAAGAAGACTACCCTGTCTCCTGACTACTCAGGCACGATCGCCCTTAACTTGAAGGACATGACGGCCATCAAGACCGAGAACGGCCTGACCATCATCAAGCTATCCGGTTGGAAGAACGTCAGCCCAACCAGTGGCAAGACCTACTTGGCCTTGAAAGTAAACCGCTTTGTTCCCGAAGAGCAAGGCAGTCCCCGCCATGAGAACCAAGCCCAACAATTCCCTGTCGATGACAACGAAGTCCCATTCTAAGGAGAGATCATGATTAACAAAGCAAAACAAATACGAGAGTTTAAAGAAGCCAATCCTTCTGCACCCATCAATAAAATTGCGGATGCATGTAACGCAACGGTTGCTTATGTGTACCAAGTGTTGCATAAGGTAAAAGTTAAAAAGGCAAAGCCGGTAGCTACACCACCCACTGCCGGTCAAGACGTGCTGCGTAAAGAGATCACTCGTTTAAACAACGAGATTGATAAATGGAAAAATGCTGCTGAGTTTCAAGAGCGTCGAGCCAATGAATGTTTGAAGCACAACCGAGAACTGAAGCTTCACCACAACGGCCTTGAGTATGTGATCTCTTACCTTGAGTCACGCCTTGGTATCAAAGAACAAGATGGCACTACAGTTTGAAGCCCGTAAGGTAGCGCTCAAGCAAGACCGCACAGGTTTTATCTTGACGCTTGCTCTGCACCCTGACGAAGTACCGGAAGAGATTCTGCGTGACTTTGTTGGGGCGAGGTATGCCTGTGCGGTGGTTCGCATCCAAGATGATGAGTCACCCACGCCATACGACAACCGAGTTCAAAAGGCCGGAATGCTTTGCCGTGACCCTGACTTCCAAGAGTTCTTGTCATGCGACAACGAGATAGACGCAACCCACTTGCTGTCTAAACGCTGTGGTATTGAATCAAGAACGGAGCTTCATGGCAATGTAGAAGCCAAAGCTAAGTTTGATTTACTCATCCGTTCATACGAGAAAACGAAGGTAATTGATGACCCATTTTAAGAAGTTTAAACCGTTCATGACGTATGTGTCGGAAGACGAACATCTACGCATGAAGAAGTTTGCAAAGCTTAAGAAGATCACGATGGCTCAAATGATTCGGGAGGCGATTGACAGTCGCCTGTCCACTGGGGATCCATACACATCAGGGTTCAACGCAGGGATTGAGAAGGCCATAGCCGTGGTCAATCAAAACAATGCGGCCAAGATGAGGTTCCCGTCAGGCAAATCATTTGCTGAACTGATTATCGAAGAGCTTTCGGTCGAACGCAGATTAGAGGTTCCCAATGAAACTTAGTGGATCAAGGAATCAATGCACTGGCTGTAATGAATATTTCAACAGCAACAAAGCCTTTGACAGACATCGAACCGGAGAGCATGGCAAAGACCGAAGATGCCGCACACCAGACGAAATGATTGCCAAAGGCATGTCAAAGAACCCCGCTGGATTTTGGATTACAGAACTTATGTTGGAGAGATTTCATGAAAACGACACCGTATAACACTGGCAAGGTCTTGATTGGATGCATGTATGAGCAACCGGCTCCTGAGGTCACGCCTGAGGAACTGTGGGTTCAATCCACTCTATTAGGCAATTCACCGCATGACGAAGATTTGATTTGGACGTGTATCTGCTCAGTGGCAATCATATTGATTGTGCTCATCATGAATGTTTACACGCCATGAAGTCAAAAGCTGTTTTGGAGTTTGATTATCCTGACGATGAGACTCAACTGCTGTTTGCCTTGAAGGGTGTAGACATGTACGCAACACTGGCCAACATCAAGCTGGCCATTACACGTGAGTTTAAACACAAGGCAGACATGGAAGCCGCGTTGCTGCGAGTCAGAGAACTGACGGACGAAATGTTGGCCGAACTAAATAAATAAGGAGAAGAACACATGAAGCCCTTGAGTGAAACAACTGCACGAACAACCATCGGCATGATGCGTTCAATAGCAAGCCACAAACCAATTAGTCCGTTTCATTTAATGGCGGCTGATGAGATGGAGCGTTTACTTAACGAAGTATTGGAATACAGGAAACCAAATGAAAGTCAGAATAAACAAACACCTAATCCTCGCAAGAGTGCAAGCAAACAATAGGTATCGTTGGTTTGTGATGCCCATGATTAAGGCCTCAGAGCAAAAGCGGATCACCAACGAGAAGATCAAAGCAATGGTAGACAAAGCCTTTCCGGAGTTAGCATGACAACCCTAGCATATTCACTCATAGACAAAGTTCGCAGCTTCATCAACCATCTGTTTAAACACTTTAGAACAACAAGTGTTAAGCCTGAAGTTCCACCCAAAGTTTTACCTGAGGTTCAACCTGAGGTTAAGTTTGAGGCTCCTGTAGCAGTGGAGCCACGTCAGCCCCGCAAATACGACAAAGAAAAGAAACAGGATTTCTCAGACCTACTGGATCGACTGGAACACACATTTAATAATGTAAAGCTTCCAACCATGAGCGGATCTTGGATCCCAAAGGATTCAGTTGTTGGCCTAAAGAAGCTTGGTGTCCATGTGCCAAATCCATTCTTAGTGTCGTGGGATGATGAGACTAAAGTGGTGGATGTAACTAAGCCGCTACCGGCAATCATGTGCATCTCTGCATCGTGCGAAGAAACTATAAATACTAAGAAAAAATTCTTTGCAAAATTTGTATTTGCTATCAAAATGAAAAAGCTACCTTGGCACGTATCACAGGCATCTGGTGTTCCGTACCAATTTGGAATGTCTTTTGATTACCGTGGCAAGTTATTGTGGGTCAATATGTACATTACCGTCAACAAAAAGACGGGGGTCATAAGTTTCTGCGATGAACTAAGAACCATAGCGCATACAGTTCCGGCAAAAAATCCAAACTCCCGCAAGGCAAACGGCCAATCATCCGTTTTTTATAAAAAATCTTGGAGTCCGGCAGAGTATCTGGAAGATGAAGAGAGATCAATTCAGGAGTGCAAAGTTATTGCTCAGAACTATTTTGTTGCGGCACACGACTGGTGGTCAGAGCGAGAAAACCGTTGGAATGTTATTGTCAAAAAGAACGGTGATCGCGTAACCTTTGGCGTAAACAATGACCAGACCCCGTATTATTTCAAGGACAGAGACAAGAGCATCCGGACACCATCAGGCCAAGCCAAAAAGATTGTGCATTACGTCAAGGAGCATGAACGAAAGTATGGCGACAAAACAACGGTAGTTAAAGAACACATCCGTGGTTTACAGGAGTTTGAGTGGGCAGGCTATGAATGCCACGTTGTTTCACCAAGGCTTCAAGCGGGCACGGCGGCAACGTTTACGGCGGCATCAACAATGCTTGAGGATGATCAAGAGACAAGCGAACTCATTTACCTTAGCAAGCTTGGGAAAATATTGGCAGATAACGAAGAAAGGCAGGCAGCATGATTGAAGAGCGTTTAAACATATGGGAGCGTGCGCTGGGATGGCGCAAGCGGCAGATGATCATGAAGCAACTGGATCCTGTAAGCAATCAGATTAGGAACAACACCTTGGAAGAGGTGGCTAAGGAGTTTGAGGCTATGAAAAACGGTGGCGACACTACGTCAAGCTTTGCCGCTTATGTAAGGAGTATGAAGCGTGCCCAGACCTAAGCCACCTATGCCACTTAAGCCACGTAACATGCGTATGTCTGACCTTGAGTGGTTGATGTTTCAAGAACTGGGCGGGGCTGACTGGCTCCGCAAATTTGTAAAGACCAAAGCAAAGTTCCCGGCACAGCACTACATGTTTAAACTAAAGGAAGAAGATGATAAACAGAGCAGATGATTACCAAGTTGATGGCGACCATTACAAAACCATGGATATGCAACCATGGGAGGTCATGGAGTCAGTCCTAACACCTGAGGAGTTCGTGGGCTTCCTTAAGGGCAACGTCATCAAGTACGCCATGAGAGCCGGACGCAAGGAGGGTACTGACGACGCAGAGAAAGCCCGTCACTACGCCAAGAAGCTGGCAGAGTTTCAGGCATTCCTATGAACGAGTGTAAACAGGAGTACTGCGATTTTGTTGGCAGCAAGGCGTTCGAAGACGACGGAGGCTGGAGCTACGAGGTTTGGCAGGCAGCCCAGCAGGCTGCGTTTAAACGACTAGCTGAACGATTCCGCAGCTACGGCAACATCGACTACACCGGCAAAGAGATTGCTCAGTACATTGAATTTATAAGTAAACAAGATGTACCGTAACAGGAAACTGCTTGACCTTGTACGAGACTGCCCTTGTCAGAGGTGCG